GTACGGTGAAGCGCAGGTGTTCGGTAAAGCGCGGGTGTACGGTGAAGCGCAGGTGTACGGCAGCGCGTGGGTGTACGGTGACGCGCGGGTGGGCGGTAACGCGCGGGTGTACGGTGACGCGCTGGTGTTCGGTAAAGCGCGGGTGTACGGTGAAGCGCAGGTGTGCGGTGAAGCGCAGGTGTACGGTGACGCGCGGGTGAGCGGTGACGCGTGGGTGTACGGTGACGCGCGGGTGAGCGGTGACGCGTGGGTGTGCGGCAGCGCGTGGGTGGGCGGTGCCGCGCGGGTGTGCGGCAGCGCGCGGGTGTTAGGGGGTTATCATGAAAGCTAAAGTCCAAGCTGTCGAAACCAGCTACCACGTACGCAAAGGCCCGCGTGGACGGTACGTGGGAGAGAGCTTGCACGTAGTCGAGGTGATGTTCAAGAAGCATCACTCTGAGACGTGCGATGAGGACTGGGTCGTGAACGTGAACGGACCTGAATCAATCTCCCGAGAAGGGCTAGAGCGCCTGATCGCGGCACATTACGACTGGCCTGCCTGTGCTGGCACGAAGCCGGTGTGCGTCGATGGGCAGTGGGGCGGACGCAACTACTCGAAGCTCGTAGTTCCGTTCGTGGAGCTTAGCAAGCTGCTTGGGCTGTTCGATGAGGAGCGCGAGCTTCGGCGACAAGGTAAAGACCCCGAGACGCTGGCTGCGCACGGTATCGAGTATTTACCTTCGCCTTACAAACTGAAGGACTCAGCTCCTAAGTACGACTTCGACGCAGCGCTCGGAGAGGGACGGAGATGAGTAACTACCCTCCCGGAATGACGTCCTCAGACTGGGATCACGTTTACGGTATAGCTCGCTGTCCTTGTGGCGCAGAGCTGCCTGAGCGCGATGCTGCTGGTGAGCCTTATGAGGGCGATGAATGCCCAGACGGGTGCGTAGATCCTGCGGAAGCACGTTTGATTGCGAAAGGAGTAGACATATGACTCGGCTGGTGAGCTCCTGCTGCGGCAAGGCGTTGAAGATCGGTGGGGCGAGCACAACCCGCTACTATGTCTGCTCGCGTTGCCGACAGCCTTGTGAAGCGATGCCCGAGGACTCGACCACCGACACCAAGGAGAAGCGATAGATGTGCGACCACTGCGATCGGTTCTTTGCGACGGTTGTAGTCGAGCGCGGTCATGGAGTGCGTACGTATCTTTGCGCCCTCTGTTTTGCTCGCTGGAAGGCGCGGCAGTCGTGACCCCCGACACCATCAGGACGTGGACGCGATGAGGGACGGACACATGAGCGCCTTGCAGCGGCGGGTGATGGGCAACCAGATTCTAGTGTTTCGGCTGCGGTGTGGCCTGACGCGCTTCGGGCTGGCGAATCAGGTCGGGGTGAAGATGCACACGCTCGACCGTTGGGAGGATGGCAAGCAGGTGCCCTGCCCCGAGAACCTCAAGCGGCTCGCCCGCGCGCTCGCCGTTCATCCCGCGAGCATCGTTGGTAAGAGATCCCCCGATGCCTCCTGACTCCCTTACCGAGAGGACGTGGACGCGATGAGCGATGAGTGGGTCGTCTTCACCTGCGCGAATTACCATCGCTTCGCTGTCGATGCCCCCCCGAGGATCTAGCCTGCGTGAGATGTGCCGTCTGCGGGACGACGACCGTTAGCAGCGACTCTTCCGACGCGACGACAGCCGCCGTCAGCCGTGAGCGGGAGGAGAAGCTACGGGAGGCGCTGCACGCCTATGCGCTCGCTTATCCGTGTCCTGGATTTGAGGTCGCCTACGATTCGGGCGATCTCTCAGGGTGCACGGGCGAGTACGACGACTGCCCAACCTGTGAGGCGGTCGCTCTCGCCGAGAACGGAGAGGCCGGCGGTGCTTGATTACCGTATCCGATACAAGCCGCTCTACCTCGGCGGCTCTGCGAGTGACTACGCAGTTATCGAGGAGCACTCAAACGCGATCGTACATACTGGTCCTCTCGACTACGATGAAGCTTTGGAGATTGCTGATCGCAAGAACGCTGAGAGATCTGCACAGGTTGTAGCAGAGCTTTTACATGATTGATCGCTGCGGTAATTGCGGCTTTGAGCGTTGGTTCTGCGGTTGTGTGCTACGCTACCTATGCGCGACGATCACTAGAGCTCGACCTCACTGAGGCGCATGTTCCCAAATTACATCGTCGGCATCTTCAACTCAAAATAACTCAAAAACAAATATAACAGGAGGCTGTATGGCCGCCGCTAAAGCAAATCCTCGCGTGTTACAGGAAAGCGAGAACGAGCCGCTTCACGTTTTGTATTACGGAGACGGCGGAACAGGTAAGACGTCTCATCTGTGTGCACTCGCCAATATCGGGCGAGTACTGATAGTGAACGCAGAGAAGGGCGTCAAACGACGTGCTCTTCAACGAATAGGAATTGCGGTCGACAACATCGAGGTCTTCCCGATAGGCGACGAGGAGATCACGTATGAGTCACTCGAGCGCGAGTGGCTCCGAGTGCGTGAGGCCCTGCACAAGGACCCCACGGCTTACGTCGGATATCTGTGGGACTCAGCAACTCAGATATACAACGTTCTGCTCGAACACGCAAAGATCGCGGGCGAAGTGTGGGAAGGCCGCGCAGGGAAAAAACGTGATCCTCGCAATGATTACGGAGACGCAAACGATCAACTGCGGAAGCTGCTGCGAAAAGCAATGGATCTGCCGTGCCACTTTGGTGCCAGTGCGCTACAACGCCGCGATACCGATGATGACGGTGTTGTTGTATATAGGCCATCGATTCCGCCAGGTCTGACTAAGGATGCTCTAGGGTGGTTCGATCTGGTTGGGCATACGGATGTTGTAGGCGTCGGTGAGCACGAACAATACTGCGGTATGTTTCGCCCGATAGGGAAGTATATAGGTAAAGACAGAGAAGGAGTAACGCCACGAATATTGGTGACTCCTTCTTTCGATAGAGTGATCGCCTACGCAGAGGAGTCTCTGACTCCAAAGACGGACCCGATAATGCTGACAGCACAAAAACAACGCGAAGAGCATAAAACCACAACCGCCGCAACCGCAGATGTCGCCTCAGACGACTGATACACAACGCGCATATCAACATGCGTGGTACCTCAAGAACAAAGAGAAGGTAATTGCTCGAGCAAGGACTTGGCGAGCGGCAAACCGTAAACACCACCGCAAATACTCACAGGAATGGTAGCGTGCGAATCCTGAGCGAGTGGTCGCTACCCGACGCATACGAGAGGAGAAAACAGGAAAGAATGCTGCGAGAGCGAGAGCTTGGTTAGAGGCAAATCCGGCACGGGCAGCAGCTAACTCCTGAGCATGGAGACTCGCTAACCCCGCGAAGGCAACCGCAGCTAAACGTGCATGGGCGGAAAAGAATCTAGATAAGATGGCTGCAGCTCAGCATAGGCGTAGAGCACGTAAGCTGAAAGCCTTTGTTGAGGATGTTGATCTCGCCGTCGTCTTCACTCGCGATAAAGGGATCTGTGGTATATGCTCATTACCTGTCGATCCCGACAACTGGCATCTCGATCACGTAGTACCTTTGGCTCGTGGTGGTGAGCACAGCTACGAGAACACGCAAGTGTCGCATCCCTCCTGTAATCAGCAGAAGGGAGCAAGACCCCAAATACCAACATTACAAAACACAACATCAGAGGAGAAGTAGCGATGGCAAAACTCAGTGCTAAGGCAGCAAAAGAAGTTGACAAGGCAGAGAGCAGCTTCGATCCGATTGAGGACGGGGTCTACCACGTCCGACTGCGAGACTTGCAGGTTAAGGAGTCAAAAGCCGGTAACCCGATGTGGGCTCTAGAGTTCGAGATAGTAGAGGAGCCCTACGTCAATCGTCGCCTGTGGACGAACCTCACGCAAGTAGAGGCTGCGCTGTTCAAGACAAATGAGTTCTTCGCTGCTTACGATGTTCCATCAACGACAGATACCGACGAGCTTCTCGGTCAAATATGTAAGGCAGTGGTGGCGTCTGAGACTCAACAGGAGGGGGCAGGGAAGGGCCAGATACACAACACGATCAGTCGCCTCGCTAAGGCTGATGAGGATTTCGAGCCTGAGCAGACGACGGGCGCAGTCAAAGGCGATGACGGGGAGGATTTGTTCTAGCTGAGACGATTGAGGCCGCGAGCTCCAGGTAAAGGGTGCGGGGTGCAGCAGCGCGTCAAAAGAGATAACCGTTCAGGTGTAATCCTGGCCGCAGTTGCGGAGAAATACATAACCGACCTGCCTCAATCGATTTATCGCAGCAAGGACAACAATGGCAAAACTAGCTGACGCTCGCAAGCTTCACAAGCTCGGCTGGCGTGTAGTGGCGGCACCGCTAGCAGGTAAGGCGCCTCTCGGAAGCTGGAAGGCGGCGCAAACTGAGCCAGCCACAGAGGAGGAGCTGAAGACCGCTTTCTCGAAGGATCGCAATCTCTTTATCATAACCGGGAGTATCTCTCGGTTAGCAGTTCTTGACTGTGATGATAAGCAAGCAGAGACTTACTGGCGAGAGCGACTTGGAACATCGCTCGTCGAAACAACACGAGCTAGCACAGGTCGCGGGCACCACTACTACTTTCGACTCGCT